TACCACAGGTGCCGAGAGATTGCAGGATTATCATCGTGCCGGCACCTATCATGAAATTGATGCCGACGGCACTAAATCAACTCGGGTGGTAGCAAATAACTATGTTGTCATTGCCGGGTCTGATTATGTGAATATCAAAGGTAGTTGTCATGTAACAATTGACAATAATTGCTTTACTTATATTAAAGGTAACTGGGATATTCAGGTTGATGGCAATAAGACAGAGGTTATTAAGGGACATCACAGCGAAACAATTTTAAAATCACAATCATCTAGTGTCACCGGCGCAGTAACAGAAACATATGGCTCAACACAATCAACTACCGCAAGTAAAGACATTACAATTACCGGCGGTCCAAACATCCACCTAAACCCATAGGTCTATGATGGCAGAGTTTGTTTTTAAAATGCACGATAACAGCTTAGTAAAGTTTAACGATTGGGATAATATACCAAGCAATTTTAAATTTAAGCATGTTATTAAATTTTTACCTGATATGATACCTGAGCCGCACGATGATCATGATCATGAAGAAATGTCTTTGTGGAACGAACGCTTACAAAAACTAATGGAGAAAGAACGTGCCGGCAATATGTAGAGGAGATCTAGTCGATGCTGACATCGTACATTGTTCGGTGCCACTTCGTTTAGAAAAAAGCCCAAACGTTTTTGTAAACGGTATAGGTATATCAAGACAGGGCGATCTTAATCATCCACACCTTGTTCCTCCTCCCCCTTGTCCAACTCATCAGGCTCCTATTGCTGTAGGATCAACCACGGTATTTATTAATGGAAAGGGTTGTGGTAGAATTGGTGATGCTATCTCTGGATGTACATCGGTTGCTACTGGTTCTGAGAACACCTTTGCCGGTCCTTAAATTCATTATAAATAATAAAAAAATAAGAGTAGAATCATGGCAAATACCAGATTACAATCTGAAATCGAACAAGAAATTTTTAGAGATATACCTCTAAATCTGACAGTTCATCCTGTGACTGGTAATCTGAGGGTATTGACTAATGCTGAGTCAATTAAACAGAGCGTAAAAAATATCGTACTCACAAATTTTTATGAAAGACCATATAATCCAGAATTTGGTGGAGATGTTTTATCTCAACTTTTTGAAAATATGGATCCAATTACCGAGTATAATATTTCAAAGAATATTAGGGTATCATTAGAAAACTATGAACCTCGAGCAATTGTTGAGGATATTATTACGACTGTTTATGAAGATCAAAATACTCTTGCCGTAAAAATAAAATTTAGCGTTCAAACCATACCAGAACCGCTAGAGGTAAATGTATTGTTAGAGAGAATTCGATAATGGCTGCAAACTCTTCAATTAGTGTAACAGAATTAGATTTTGATGACATCAAGTCATCATTAAAGAATTATTTGCGGCAGCAGCCTGAATTTTTGGATTTTAATTTTGAAGGTTCGGCAATTAGTCTCTTATTGGATCTTTTATCCTATAATACATATCAGAATGCATTTTATACCAGCATGATTGGTAATGAAATGTTTCTTGACTCAGCCCAGTTAAGAGATAGTGTTGTTTCAAGAGCAAAGATGCTTAATTATATGCCTCGTTCAGCACGAGGCGCAAATACTCAGTTTACTCTGACCGTAGTACCAAATGATTCACCGGCATCAGTAACAGTTGCAAAAAATACTGAATGGCAGGCAACAGTAGATGGCCAAACTCTTAAATTTGTAACACCAGAAGCCTATACATTATCTTCAGACGATAATTATAGTGGTCCGATTACGGTCGTGGAAGGTGTGCCATTGACACACCGATTTACTGTAGATAATATCGAAACAGTAAAATTTAAATTAGAAAATGAAGATGTCGATACAACTTCTATTACAGTAGATGTACAGGAATCAGCTATTGACCCATCATCTACACGTTATAATTTGGCAAATGATATTACAGAAGTTCAGGCAAATTCGGCTGTATTCTTTTTACAGGAAATTGAAAATAACTATTACGAGATTTATTTCGGTGATGATGTTATTGGTAAAAAACCGCAAAATGGAAATATTGTCGTAGTAAATTATAGAGTCTGTAATGGTACTCTGGGTAATGATATTTCAACCTTTACTGATCCATCATCAGTTGGTGGATATTCTAACTTTTCAAAGACTGTAAGTGCAGCAAGTTCAGGTGGAGCTGCAGTAGAAAGTATTAATTCAGTTAAGTTTAATGCACCAAAAAATTATGAGACTCAAAATCGTGCAGTATTAGCAAATGATTATAAGAGAATTATTCTCAGAGATAATGGCGATCTATCATCAGTAAGTGTTTGGGGTGGGGAAGAAAATAATCCTCCAATTTATGGTAAGGTATACATTTCAGTCAAACCAGTAAATGGAACCACTATTTCATCAACTCGTAAAACACAGATTAAAACTGATCTAAAACAATATAATGTCTTAAGTATTGATCCTGAATTTGTGGATGCTACATATCTTTATGTGCGTCCTACAATTACCGCAAGATTTGATGATACGGCAACAACTTTAAGTGTGGGTGCTGTACAACAAAAGATCTTAAATGCCATTGTAAATTTTGAATCCAATAATCTTGGAACTTTTGATAATAAAAGATTTAGATATTCAAGATTTATTAAGGCAATTGATGATGCAGATTCATCGGTAGTTGGCAATGAAACAACTATTGAAATTGAAAAAAGATTTAATCCGAGCACATCCATTACCTCAACATATAATATTTCATTTGGTAATGCATTGCATAACCCGCATCCTGGTCATCGTTATGCACTAAGATCCAGCTCATTTATTAAGGATGGTAGAACAAGTTATCTCGATGATGATGGGTTTGGTAATATTAGGATTTATTACATCACTGGTGCTTCTACCAGAACTTATACAAATACATCAGCAGGTACTGTTAATTATTCAACTGGTCTTGTAACTTTAAATTCATTTTCATTAACATCATATACTGGTGATTATTTGAGTATCTTTGCAGATTCAGCTGAAAACGATATACTATCAGCTCGTAATCAGATCCTCTTAATTGCTGGAGCAAATGTAACACTCGTCGATGATGTAACGAATGTTGTTGTAGCATCATCTATTACTGCAACAACAACCGGTGTCACTACTACAGTCATTGATCCTGGTCTCTATCCGATTGTTTACTAATGTCAACTGATAAGAAAATATCAAATCTTATTGAGAATCAATTACCATTTCACGTTCGTGATGATGGTCCAGTATTTGCTGCTTTCCTCAAATCATATTATGAATGGATGGAGCAGGCAAATAATGCTATTGAAGTCAGTAAGAATTTACTAAACTATCAGGATATTGATAATACCTACGATAAGTATCTTGAATATTTTCATCGTGAAATTTTAGGTTCTATTCCAAGAGCTACACTTACTGATAGAAAAAAATTAGCGAAACATATAAAGGATGTTTACCGAGCTCGTGGTTCTGAATCATCTTATAGATTACTCTTTCGAATTCTTTATAATGAAGAAATAGAATTTTATTATCCCGGTGAGGATATTCTTCGGGCATCGGATGGTCGGTGGGTCTTAGAAAGTTCGGTTCGTGTTTCTGCTCCTCGTGCCGGAGCTGTTTCATTATTTGAAAATAAAAATATTGTCGGTCAAACAAGCGGTGCTACAGCCCGTGTTGATAAAATTGTACAGACGATTTCGAGTGGTATTATCGTTGATGAAATATTTTTGCTTGATATTATTGGTACTTTCCAGGATAATGAAAAAATCCAACTCGAAGGTGATGCCACGGTATTTGCCACCATTATTAGTTCAACCGGCCCACTACAAAGTGTATCAGTAACTTATGGTGGTGCTTTTCATCAGGTAGATGACATTGTTACCTACGCATCAGCATCAGGCTCAGGTGCAAATGGTTCTGTAACAGAAGTTGCTGGCGATAGTGCCGTTCAGTGGTATTTAGATGATGGCGGTTCTGGTTATACTCTCGGAGCTCAGATTGTCATTACTGGTGGCACCGGTACTGGTACATCATTTACCATTGACGCTCTTACAAACACAGAGATATTAAATCTTAACCAAGATCTGATTGAACCAATGGCAAGTGTTGTGATTAATACTGGCCCAACCTTTGTCTCACTTGGCGCAAATACAGCATCAGTATCAGCAAATCTTGCCATTGCAAATGTAAGCACACCACTCAATGCTGCATTAAATTTTCAAAATACTACTGTAGGCACAATTTCATCTATAACTACAACTAATTACGGTACTGGATATTCCACTGTTCCATCAGCCACAATTACAGAACCATTAGTTGCAAGTCTTTTATTACCAGATGGATCTGGTGGTAGTAAAGGTCTAAATGCTGTAGTCCATGCAAATAATGTACCTGGTTCTATTGTTTCAGCAAGTGTTGTTAATTTTGGTGCTGATTTCAGTAGATATGATCCTGTAACAATTACAAATATTACAAGATCCGGTACAGCTGATGCTCTTGCTAATCCAAATGTTTCTGGTGTAGTAAATTATTCCGGTAAATATATTGATACGAAGGGTTGGTTATCCTATAACAATAAACTTCAGGATAATTTCTATTATCAGGAATTCTCATACGAGATTGAATCTAATCAGTCAACAAACACATACCGTAAATTGGTACAGGATATTTTACATCCAGCCGGTACTAAAATGTTTGGTAGGACTAAATCATTTACAGATGTTGATATTACAATTCCAACAATAGATTATGAATCATCAGTCACAGATCGAATTCAACTTGACCTTGAGACAATTGCAACCACACCAGTTGTAACGATGAATACACATACCAGATTGCTCACTCTAGGCACTGGTGGTATGGATGTCACCAATGGTTCATTCAATGTTACGGGTAATAATTCATCTACATTTACCACCGAATTGGCTGGTAATACTGCTATTCTCATTGTTGGTGCTACAGCAAATGGTATGTACTTTGCAAATACAATTTCTAATAATAGTATAATGACTCTGCATACGGCTTATGAACAGAGTACTACATCTAATGCTATATTCTATTATGTTTCAAACACCTCAGCTTAAAATTATAAATAAAACAAAATGGATGTATAAAGGGCGAGATTAAATGCCAGGACTAGTTACTAGAAAGTTCCGTCAACATAACGCAGAACAGTTTTATGAGGCATTCACTGAAGCTGCCTTAACACGAATGTATCTATTCGTCTCTCGCGTTACAGCTTGGCCAGATGATAATGATCCACCAGCTCCAGTTGACTCGATTCAGCACACAGAATTTGATTTCTGGAGAGAGATGATTGCGGCAAAGAAACTTCAGACCTCCGATATTTCATATGCCGCTCCTCGATATAATTGGTCAAGTGGTAAGGTATATCGTGAGTATGATATTGCTAATGCATCACTCTTTTCAGATCCGGCAAGTTCAAATACTTTCTACGTTGTAAGCAGTAGTTATAACGTATATAAATGTTTGTTTAATAATAAAGGCGCGGCATCTACTGTCGAGCCAACAGGTACATCTACATCTACTCTTGTTACAGCTGATGGTTATCGTTGGAAATTCCTGTATACCATTGGTTCAGGTGAAGCTCTAAAATTCCTATCGACAAATTGGATTCCAGTGAAAACACTCTCAGCTGATGATGGTTCGGCTCAGTGGGATGTACAACAGGCGGCCTCAAATGGCGCCATCGAAGTTGTTGATGTATTTGCTGGCGGTTCTGGTTATCTTACAAATACCGGTACTCTTGCTGCCGTTGCTGATGGTGACACCATGACACTTGCAGCTACGGCTAATACGACCGATAATATCTATAATGGCTCAGCACTTTATATTACATCTGGTCTCGGTTCAGGTCAGGTTAGAGAAATTACTGACTATAATGGAGCAACCAAAGTTGTACAGTTGGCAACTATCTTTGGTACAACACCAAACACATCTTCAACTTATGTAGTGTCACCATATATTACATTTACTGGTGATGGTACTGGGGCAACTGCTTATGCCAATGTAACGTCAGGCGCAGTAAATTATATTAATATTATTTCAAGTGGATCAAACTATTCACAAGCAAATGTTGTTATCAGTGCAAACAGTTCACATGGTACAGGTGCAAGCGCAAATGCATACATTACACCACCAGGTGGCCATGGTTCAGATCCAATTTCAGAACTAGCAGCGCATAATGTGGTTCTC